CCGACCAGTGCAATGATTACTCTACCAGAAGAAAAGAAGGAGTTGCAGACATCCAAGAGGCAAATGAAGGTGATCTTTGGTTCGAGTGCGGAAGACTTGCATCAGCCTATACCTCGATTAGAAAAAGAGTTGGAAAACTCTACAGTCAAAGAGAAGATGGAACTATCAACGTCGGATTTGAACGCCGATCCCCAGCAAGAGTCAACTTTGACATCGCAAGCGCCAAAAAGTTTATCGAGGAAGCAAAGAGCTTTACTCAAAGCGGAACAAAAGAAGAAGTTAGAACTTTTCTCGAGCGTCGAAACTTTAGTGAGCCAAATGAAGAAAGATTAAGAAAACTTTGTTTGGAACTCTTTTCCCTTGATGATTTAGACTCAGGCTTTCTAGAGAAGATTTTTAATTTACACAACCCACCATGTGGTGCGGACGTCGAATATGACCGTTTAAAGTATTATCTTGAACGAGCTCAAAAGGACGATCCCACGGACGGTGAGTTTGCCAGTAAAGAAGATGAAAATTCCTTTAGAGCAGCGATGCGACTTCTTTTTAGACAAGTAAAATCCCCTAAGTTTTTCTCAGAGGGATGTATCTTTGAAGATCATTATGATCCACGCCTCAGAAGAGATGTCTTTGATAGAGCTTTTGCTCAAGTCAATGTAAGAGGTTCACCTGGACTTCCGTTTTCAGCTATGGGTTGTCAGTTCAATGGCTCGGTAGATGTAGATTTCCTATACGAGCTAGTAGAACAGATGATTGTGATAGCTTCTTTAGGCATTGAACCGTGTTTTCATTGTGCTACTTATTTTCCTCCGATTACTTTTGTTAAGTCGGAGCCAACTAAGACGGACAAGATTGCACGAAATATTTATGGAATGTCTTTAGTCTTTAATGTCTACAACAGAATTCTTTTTGGTGATTGGTTGAATGACCTTCCAACCACCTTAGAGCAATCAAGCCATAATATTGGCTTAGATTTTAATACTGATTCTGGACTGCGAAGATTTTTCACAAGTTATCACAAAATGTTTGACTTCGCCAATGAAAATGGCTTTGATGTACGTACCAGTGACGTTAGAGGTTGGGAATATGTCGTAAAGAAATCAATGACCCGCATTTTTAATGAGGAGAGATTCAATGCGATGTTGCCCCAAGTTAGTAAATTCAACAAATCTCAAGTTTTTCGTAATGGTTCCCAGGTTTCTTGGTTTGAACATCTTATGAATTTTAATTTTTGTAAATTTATTTATCAATACTCCTCGTTTGGTGTGATTTGTTTGTCCAACGGCCAGTTATTACGACTTAATCGTTATGTTTTAGTTACCGGTAAACTTGATACTCATGTTGAGAATTCATTTTGCCGAGCTGCTTTAGCAATGGTTTCTAGCGGCGTTGACTCTCAAGATTTGATTCCAGAGCCAACTCCAGTTTTTGTAACCTACCGATTACTCGTTGAGGCTTTAGGCATGCAATTTGACTTCGGTTCTCCAACTTATCTATTTTACCAGTCACATCCACCAACGTTAACGATGAATGTGTTTTGTTTAATAGATATCGAGAATGAGATCTTTTGCCAAACTAATGGTGATGATTGCCTTGAACTAGTATCCAGGAACCCTGCTCTTAGAAGCCAAGCAGATGACTTCTATAGACGAAATGGTTTTGTCTTGACTGACTTAGAGCCCCAAGGAAGAGACTGTGTTAAATTTTGTTCACAAGTTCTATCCTATTATGCACATGACACGTGTGTGCACGTTCCTGATGGATTGGCTAAATCTGTCTATAGTTTGTTTGATAGCGTTGAGTTAGACTCCGTTTTATCTATCTATGGCCATGTGTATAATCACCCAGGACGTAAAGCAATCTCAAATCTCATTCGATTGATGAACAACAAACAGCAACTGTTGGACCAGTTGCCTTTGTTGAGAGATTAGGGAATACACAGGGAGGAGGCCATTGACTCCCTGAAAAATAATATGGCGAGGCGTAAAACAAAAGTTAAAGCAAAAGTTAGAAGAATTCGTGGTCGTGGGGACTATGATATCTTTAGTGATCCTGGTGGTCCTGTACCTGTTAAGCAAAACCCAATCAAAAACCTTGAATCTCGAGTATCAAAACTTGAGAGTAGAGTGCCAAAACCGAAATCAGCAGCTGGTAAAGCAGCTGGAATAGGAGGCAGGTTGCTCGGAAGCTTAATCGGACAAGGAGACCTTGGAGAAACAGCTGCAACTGAGGTTGCAAAGTGGTTTGGACATGGTGACTACAACTTGAAAAGTAATTCACTAGTTACCGCAGTAGCTAGTGGAGGATCTGTAACAGGTGCGAAGTTTGATAACGACGGTAGGAGAGGCACTAGAATAACTGAAAGAGAATATATTGGAGATATATTTTCAGGCTCGTTATCTGGTGGTTCTACAATTTTTAATAATGAAACCTACATCATTAATCCTGGAGACCCAAAAACATTTCCATGGCTGCATATTATTGCTTCGCAATTTGAAGAATATGTGCCCCATGGTATTATGTTTGAATTTATTTCAACGTCTTCAACATTTAATGGTGCTAGTCAAGCACTAGGTACCGTTATCATGGCAACTGATTATGATCCAGACGATCCATCTTATATCACAAAGATTGAAATGGAAAATGCTGATTACAGTAATAGTATGAAAGCTTCCAGTAATGGAGTCCATGGTATTGAATGTGATGTTTCGGAACGTGCTGTTAAGACACTCTATGTTAGAACAGGTGAGCTTGGAACTCAACCTAGAAAATTTTATGATCTAGGTAATTTTCAAATTGCCACGTTTGGAATGTCAACAGCTTCAGTTAACCTTGGTGAGTTATGGGTATCTTATGATATTACATTTTACAAGAAACAAGTTAACAGTAGCTTGTATGGCAATTACATTTTGAACTCTTGTTTAACATCTGAGAAAGTCACAGCGATTTCAACCCCTCTTGGAACTTCAAATTTTCATTATGCTGGAAATTTGCATGTTACTATGGATACAAATACACTCTATTTTCCAGCCAATTTGGTAACTGGTAGGTTTAGAGTAGAATATTATCTTTGGGTTGAATCTCCATTCATTGCCGATACTGGTGGAACATACACTCCAACCTTGACTAATTGTTCATTGTTCGCCCCTGCTGCTTATTACCCTAATGCAAATCCTCGATTTGTGTGGGGAACAGGTGGGGTTGATATCTTTGGAGGTGGTTACACCGTCAATCCTGTGGTTTATCTTGTACAAATCGATGGACCAAATGCAACTATTAGATTACCTAATTTATCAGGCGTGTCTGTAGTTAGTAACAAAGATACTTTTATCAATGTTTTCATTACACAGGTCCCTTATTCAAACCAAG